GTGGACATAGAGTCCTACACCATTATCAGAGCCATGGGCAAACAAGGATTTAGAAGACCTGGGTCAATGATTGCAAAGCTGGTGGATGACGAGATTCGTAAGATAGCTAAGAAGGAAGGCAAATCTTACGAGAGCATGAAACAGAATTTACTATCGGAGGGCAAGAAGCTGCTCAATGGTAAATAGTCTATGAGGTTGGATGGTTAACCTTTAACCGAGAGGACGGAAAGGCCCGGGAGACTGGGCCTTTTTTTTACTTGCAATAAAGATTATAATCAAATAATAACAAAGAACGTATTCCTAAGCCTAAATGAAATAAGTGGGGCTTTCAAAACACTTTATTTTCACCGAACAACGAATCATAAAATTAACTTTTAACAAAAGGATATTTTGTGGGTAAAGCTGTTAAAAAAAGCAGTGAAGAAGCATTAGATCAGGCATTGGACAAACTAGTGATGGTGTGTCCAAATAAGAAAACTTATGATGAGTTAACTAGTCTTATGTTTCAGTTGTATTGTGGAAATGACTTTGGTTTAGGAAATTTTAGTCTATCTTTTTTGGAGAAAATTGAGAGAAGATGGTCAGCAGGGCGTAAAGCTGCAGCAGCAGCTAAAGGTATTCGACTTGTTGATACGACTAAAAATGTGTAACCACGGTGCATTATCCCAATCCATATCTTTTCCCGCATCGTGGTTATGCAGATGGCGAAAAATGAAAGTTTAAGGGTAGCAAAAGAGACCATAGCACTGGTGCAGGCCATGCCAGGAGAAGAACGCACCGACTTCATCGATTTAATCTACGATCAGTACAAGCATAGCAAACGACATTTATATCCTAAAAGTGAGGTTCGTAAATTTTATGACTTGCTCTCCAAGCTTGTTAAAACTTTTGGGCATTAAATTGGCTATGGAACTTACAAGCCATAAACCCCAAGCAGAACAAAGATTATTCCAGGCCATAATTGTGCAAGCACTTGAAGATGCTACAAATCCATCTGCATTTAAAAAAGAAACTTATTGGAAAGAAGATGCTTATAAATGGTTTTATAATAATTCTAAAGATTTTCAGGAAGTTTGTTGGTCTGCTGATATGGATCCTGAAATGGTAAGGGGCGAGTTTATGAAGTTAGTAAAAGTTGGAAAAATTGTATTTAGTAAAATACAGACTCATTGGTTAAATTACAGAGAGTTATATAGATTGTATCGAGAGGCGGGAACTAAAGAGGAGAGAAGAGAGATTAAAAAAAGAATTGTAAAAGAAAATTTAAAAAGGCTTGAGTAGTCATGGTGGTCTTAAAAATTTTATTCCTGGGGCTAGCAAGAGAGCAAAAAAAGTTAGCCCCAAGAAGTCATTAACCAATATGGAAGATAAATCCATAATTCAGTGTACTATATTCGGTGGGGATGGTCAAAGCAAAACGGCCACCGGAAACCGAACCAAGTAAATAGCCCCCGATAGCCGTATTCATTTATCAATTCAATTTTCTATATATAGATATTCTAGAGTAATTAAAATAAAAAAGTGCTCAGGGGGTAAAAGAGGTGTATCTGGTGTATCCGAAGAAGAATAATGCTTATATATCAATGCTTTAAGTGTGTTTTTATGGTGTATCTATGGTGTATCTATGGTGTATCTGGGATACACCACTCTTGCGGGAACGCAAACAGTTGGTTGTAGGGATATAGTCATTACTCTGAAAAATCTATATAGTAAAAATATTATGATGAAAAAAATAATATTCAATACGGTGAAAGAGGGATTCCGTAGAATGTATAGAAAGCACAAGTCTCAGGTGAGACGTGCTAAAAAAGATGCTAAGCGTGGTATTAGAGGAACTGGAATTGAACCTTATGGTCTCAAAAAAAGAGCTTTTAAAAAACAAGTTAGATCTACTAAATTTATGGATAAAGCTGCATACTTAGCAGCTCCTAAAACAAAAAGCATTCCAAGAGGTGGTCCAAAAATAAACGTTGTTGGTAAAGCTTATGCTTCTGATAAAAAAGGTAAGTCTATGATGATCACACTACCTAAAAAACAAAGACAGGCCATACAGGAAGATATATCACAATCAGTCAGGAAGTTTTTGTCAGAAAGAATTGGACGAAAAGCTAAAGGTGGTATATCAAAAAGAAAAAAAAGTAGATTCATTTAATAATGAAAAAAAACGCATTAAAAACTGAGCACGAGTTGACTCCAAAACAAAAAATGTTTGTGGAGATCCTGGTGCAGGAGCATGGTAATATTACACAAGCCGAAGCACTTAAACGTGCTGGGTATGAAAGCAAGAGTGTTGAGAATGCAAGATCACATGCATCACAATTATTAAATAGAAAAGTAAATCCTCACATTGCAAAATATTATGACAAAAGATTTGATCAAGAAGTAAAAAAATATGAAAGTGACAACCTTAGAAGGTATAAAAGATTAGAGCGAATTTCTAATTCAGCAGAAAAAGAAAAACAATATGCTGCTGCAATCAACGCTGAGTACAGGTCTGGACAATTAGCTGGTGCTTACGTTGACAGAAAAGAAGTAACAGTAACTGGTCTGGAGGGTATGTCACGTGAACAACTTGAAAAGAAATTGGAAGAGTTATCGAATAAAATCGATGGCTACAATGCCAAAACGATTGAAGTTAAGTCAGAAGACGCTACATCAATTGAAGGAAGCTAGTTGGTCTGAATGGTTAGATGCTTTTAACCAGGTGCATAACTCTACAATGTTTACTCAAGTTGGTAAGATAAAGGTAGAGATTGATGAATAGAAAAAAAATTGCAATACCCAAAAAAGTAAAACAAGAAATAGATAAATACCCAATGGTGTCAGTTGAGTGGTTTGATATTGTCTCGGACAGTTCCTGGAGTAGTTTTTCAGATGTAAAAAAAGCAAAGCTTGCTACCTGCATCACCAAAGGTCATCTCCTAAGTCAAGCAAAAGGTGTGACTAGAATATTTGGTGATTACTCATATAACGATAACAAAACCGAAATAGAAACTATTGGGAATACTACTTTGATACCTAATTCAGTCATAAAGGAAATAAAAAAACTTAGTTGATTATGTCTAGTAAAAATAGAGAAAGTTTGTTGTGGCAGAAAGTAAAAAAAGCACTTAGTGAATCTTTTTTAACACGCATAGAATCTAGCACAATCAATGGTATTCCTGATGTACATGGTGTTCATAAACATAAAGTTTATTGGATAGAATTAAAATCAGATGACCTTAATTATCCTAAGCTAAACAAGTGGCAAATTGTTTGGATAAATAAATATATTAAAGCTGGTGGTGTAGTTTTTATCTTGAAAGAGACCCCCTCGCAGAGACTCCTAGAACTCTACAGGCCGTTGTCCGTTTTCACTGATCCTCGGTCTCTCGTTCCTCGTTTCTCGTTCTCGGCTACCGGTCAGTGGTTACAGCTGCAGGACCTGCTGGTTCAGGAGCTCGCATGCTGTGCTGCGTGATCCTCGTCCTCGTTTCCAGGCCACGTTTTCTCTACCTCTTTGTTGACGTGGCCCGGTAACGGGGCCGGAGCTGCAGGGTCTCGTTCTCGTTCTCGGGTAAAACCTCGTTCTCGTTCTCGTTCAGGTAATGAACTGGCATCCCGTGCAGTTACTTCAGGAGCTGGCTGCAGGATCCAGATGCACCTGAAGTTCCTCTTGACATCTATCCCATGAAGTCTTATATCTGAAGAATGGCAGTAGATTTTGACGCTTTAGATCTCGTTCGTTCTCGGAACAAATCTCGGGAATATAATAGGAAACTAGATGAGCTGCGTAACCAGAACCAGTCGCTTCAGGAGCTGGTAGAAGCTGTGGTATCGGAACTACCTGAAGATAAGAAGTGGTCGTTTGAAGAACGTTTAAAAAAAATAAAAAAAAGCTCTTGACATATATCCCATCAGGTCTTATGTAAGGTCTGCAACTTTAAGACAGCACGCACTGCTGGTTGCCGTGTTCGATTGTGGGGCTGTACTACACGTTAAATTGGGAAACCCTCATATGGTTGCGCATCACCTTCGCCTAAGTGAACGGTTGATCAACGGATGTACGATGGCCTGAAAGACGGCTGGTGAATCTCTGATGCGTGATCAGTAACTAAGGAGCGCGCTACCAGATGCGATAAAGGAAAGAGGATAAGAAGCACATGTGAACCGCGCCTCGCTGGTAATAACATTAGGAGAGCAATGATAATTATATACACAACAATTATTTACCTAGCCATCATGTTTGGTTCAGGTATCATTTCATTAAATATATAAGGAGGAAAAGATGAAGACAACACTTAAGAAGCTCGTGGAACAAATCAATAAAGAGAATGCACCACCTGGTGGTTGGTCCTCGCAGGACCGGCTGCAGGACAAACCTGAAGCTGGTAAAGTATACGCTCTTACAGGAGGCCCGGGCTCGCGTTGCATCGCGAATGGAAACAGCTGGGCAGAGTCTGAGGTGACAGATGCAGCTCCGGCAGCAGGACGATCCGATGATCGCGGGACTAGTTAGTGCGTATATTTTCTTTCTAATTCTCTACCCAAGAGGGACTGGATGGTTCACCTTCATCCTAGCTCTCTCGCTCGTTGCAGCTGTCGGTTAGATCTCTCGCTCGGCATTAAGTCAGACTGGCATCACCAGCAGCGTGGTGTCCTGAAGGATCTGGTAACACGGGAGTGGGAAAATCTCTCGCTCGGTCTCACGAAGATTGGTTTGCTAATGAAAGAACTAAAAAGGATAGTGCACAGCGCTGGAAGTTCTGGTGGTAAGCCAAATGGTTTGCCTTTCTAGTTTAGAATTATTCTAAAAGATAATTGTTGCATTTAAACATGGGAGTTGATAAGAGAGGAGACAAACTAACAAATAGGAGAAAAGTTATGGGACTAGACCAACACGCACACCTGCGTAATCACAAAGTTGATTGGGATAAATATTATTCTGACAACGAACAAGAAAGTAAAAGTGAACACGAAAAAGTTTTCGTTTGGCGAAAGCACGCGAGACTTCAAGAGTTCATGGCGAAGAAATGGGCAGAACAAAACCCTGCTGTAGAGCCTGAAGGTATGCTCTCACATCTAGGGTTTAACGCTGACCAAGAAGCACCTTGTTATATGACTAAAGAGGTCGTTCAAGAATTAGGGGAACAGATAGAAAAAGGTTTCTCTGATTATGTAGCCGAAGATGGTTTCTTTTGGGGGCAACAATTCCAAGAGGAAAGCGTTAAGGAGTACAAAGAGCAGGACATGAAGTTCTTAAAATTCTGCGAACAAGCGATCTCTGAAAACAAGGTCGTAGAATATTGGTGTAGTTGGTAATGCCTAAAGAAAAGAAACGAGGCGACTGTGTCGCCTCGTCTCGTTCCTCGTCTCGCGTTGAGAAGAAGAACATTGGCAAGAAAGGTGAACAGCACCAGCAGGAGTTCACGCGTATGATTAAAAAAATGTTTAATGAAATAGACGCACAACTAGAGGTTGAGCCTAAAGGAATAAGAATAAATGATGATACCCTTAATAATATCATTAATAAAAAAGATAAAAAAAAGTTAAATTAATTATTGTAATGGGACTTGATCTAATATAATAAGAGAGGGCAAATCATAAGATTTGTATAATTTAACAAAGAGGTAAAAATGCCAAATGCACAAAAGAAGAAAGCAAATGCACAAGAGAAAAAAACAGTTGTGGCAGTTGCTAAACTAAAGTTGCAAGTACGTAGAGCCTTAAAGGAAATTGATACTTTAATGCAAAACGTATCTGACACATTTGATAAGACAGGGGCTAACCTGTTGATTGGTCAAGATGATGTTGGTGAAAGTTTTGGATTGCAACGTATCAAAAGAAAGCGATCTAAATTTGAAAGCAAATTATTTAGAGAGCAACACAACGATCTATATTACAAGTATTGCAACGATATTGAATACTATGAGTATAGAGCAATAGGGGGAGATGCAGATGCCCAATAATTTAACTACAGTTGCACAAACTCTATTAGAGAAAATCAAAGACACTAATGTTGCTGAACACAAACCTAGTGATAAGAGAACGACACAACTTAATTATGAGTTGATGTATAAAATGCTAGAAAGTGAGGTTGAGAAGCAC